TAAGTGAATTTAGAAAAAAGTTTGGTGAAGGTACAGATTTTGATCTTGACTATGGAAAACTTTTTATTATCGCTTTGTGTATATACATTGCAGTTAAGGTAAGCTAATGAAACTAAGATATTCAGAAGCATTTTACTCAGTGCAAGGAGAAGGCCGCTTTGTTGGTGTGCCTTCTGTTTTCTTACGTACATTTGGTTGTAACTTCCGTTGCTTGAACTTTGGCTTGCCTAGAGGCGAAGCAATGAGAGATGAAAAGCAAAAGAATGGTATTATTCGAAATCAAGAAGTACAGGGATTGATTGACAATAACGTTCATAAAGATACAAAAGAATTTAACGATTTGCCAATCATACACACAGGTTGTGATACTTATGCAAGTATCTATCCTGAATTTAAACATTACAATATGTTAAAAGGAGTCGATGAGGTTGTTGAACATCTTTGTAGTCTAACACCAAATGGCAAATGGGTGCAGGACAATGGACAAGATATTCACCTTATTATGACAGGCGGCGAGCCGTTGTTAGCGTGGCAACGTCTTTACGTTGAATTATTTGAACATCCACGTATGAAGGATTTGAAGAATGTTACATTTGAAACAAATACTACGCAACTTCTTCACGCAGACTTCAAGAATTATCTACAGGATCAAGACCGATTTGAAGTCACTTGGTCTTGTTCCCCAAAGCTCTCTGTTAGTGGAGAACCTTGGGAAACTGCTATCAAGCCTGAAGTGGCTGTTGATTATGCTGATGTGGGCGGTAGCATTATGTATCTTAAGTTTGTTGTTGCTGATAGAACTGACATCGAAGAAGCTGGTAGAGCTGTCGAAGAATATAAAGCCGCTGGCATCAACTGTCCAGTCTATCTTATGCCGTTGGGCGGTCGCAGTGAAGAATACAATCTTAATGTCCAAGAAGTGGCTAACATCTGTATGGAAAAGGGATGGAGGTTCACGCCAAGACTACACATCAGCTTATTCGGAAATGCCTGGGGAACATGAGGCATATGAAGAACAAGATAAGAGTGGAGATGGACTTGACGAACTTAGGAGGAAAGGAATAATATGAACTGGGAAAAAATGAAAGAAACTTTAGGTATAAAACCTAAAATTATGGATGCTCAGAAAAAACTTTCACCTGAAGAAGAAAGAAGAGCTGTTCTTGCAAAAGAAAAAGAACAAGCAACTAAGGATGGTAAACCTTGGGTAGGTGTGTTAGACACTAAGGTGAATCCAGATAATATCAAAAATGGTTTCTTTGAACTAGATTGGAATAACGAATTTATCGAGCAATTACTTGATGCTGGTTATTCTGGTGAAACTAATGAAGATATTGTAGATGCTTGGTTTAAAACTATAGCAAGGCAAATACTCGAAGATGAAGGATTAGACCCAGATAGGGGAGCAGGATTCATTGATACAAAGGGTATTGGCAAAGGTAAGGCAGAAGTTTCTTGACATCTTCAGTAAAAGGCACTATAATATAATAAAATTGTAAAAGGCAAATGTAATGACATATATTTTGGTAGATACTGCAAATACCTTCTTTCGTGCAAGACACGTTGTACGTGGAGATCTTGATACCAAGGTAGGTATGGCTTTTCATATCACACTTGGTAGCATACGTAAGGCATGGAACGATTTTGAAGGTGCTCATGTTGTATTCTGTTTAGAAGGTCGTAGCTGGCGTAAAGATTTTTATGAACCTTACAAAAGAAATAGAAGTGATGCTCGTGCGGCACAAACAGTATCGCAACAAGAAGAAGATAAAGTCTTCTGGGAAATGTTTGATGAATGGAAAGAGTTTGTAACTAATAAAACAAACTGTTCAGTATTACATCATCCTGAACTAGAAGCTGATGATCTTATTGCAGGTTGGATACAAGCACATCCTAATGATAATCATGTTATTATATCAACAGACGGTGATTTTGCACAATTAATTGCTCCTAATGTGAAGCAATACAATGGTGTAAGTAACACAATTATTACACACGAAGGCTACTTTGATGATAAGAAAAAACAACCTATTGTAGATAAAAAGACAGGCAAACCTAAGGAGGCTCCTAATCCAGAGTTCATGTTATTCGAAAAATGTATGCGAGGAGATACGAGTGACAATGTTTTCAGTGCTTATCCTGGTGTAAGAACAAAAGGCACAAAAAACAAAGTAGGACTAATAGAGGCTTTCGAAGATAGGCAAACTAAAGGTTTTAATTGGAATAATCTTATGTTACAACGTTGGACTGATCATGATGGTAACGAACATCGTGTACTAGATGATTACAACAGAAATGTAACACTATGTGATCTTTCTGCTCAGCCTGGCAACATTAGATCTATTATTAATGATGTTGTTGAAGATGCAATGGAACCAAAGAAAGTTTCGCAAGTGGGGTTACACCTTATGAAATTCTGTGCAAAACACGATATGCAAAGAATAGCTGATAACGTACAACAATATGCAGAGGCTTTAAATGCAAAATACGCATAAAGGAGGTAATATGACAATTAAAGCAAAACCGATACTAAAGAACAAGTTCTGGATTATCGAATCGGACGGTGAAAGAATTGGTACATTATCTAAACAAGAAGATAAAAGATACATGTACAGTTGTGCAACTGGAACAGAATATTTTTCAGATACAAAATCATTTAACAGTTACATTGGAGGAGTCAGTTGGGACAAAGCATCTATTTCTGATGCAGGTTCTGTAAACAAAGAGATACATGGATTTTCAACTTCGACTACACCATTTAATGTAATGTACAATGTGCAAAAGAAACTTCCACTTTTTACAAAGAGCAAAAAGAGTAAAAGTTTATATTGTGCAGGATATTATATAATTAGATTCGACAAAGGCTGGGTAAGAAGTTTTTGTCCTAAATTAGTAACTCTTGAATCATATCCTTACAAAGGACCTTTTAAAACAGAGTTTACTATGCGACAGGAGTTATCAAATGCAAACAAACGAAGCAATTAATATCATTCCTATACAAAAGTATATTCAACAAGTTAAAGTAGCAGATGCAGGTCAACACAAAGAAATACGTATGACTATGCAAGAAGCAAAGAATTTAATGTATGCTTTAAGCACTGTAATGGCTAATCAACAGGGTAGATTAGAACAATTAATTATAGATAATAAAGGTAATGCCGATGAAGTTGTAACTGTTACAATGGACGGCGGTACAGGTTGGAAATAAAACACACACTTTACCTCTAAAAAGAGATAAATATATGCGTAGTTATTTAAAAAGGATACGCATATGAGTAGACCAAAACCTACTGTTATTTTAGAACACGTTGATAAAGCATCGTATAAATGCGAACAAGTATTAAAAGCTGAAGCAATTTGGGCTGTCTTTTATCAAGGTGCTCCATTTAATTTAAAAACATCAAATGCTATAACAAACTATCCAGGACCTAAATATAAAAAGGTATCATTTTCAAATCCGGGACATGCACACAATCTTGCAAAGAAATTGAATGACATGTTTAACACCAAAGACTTTGAAGTGTATAAATTGACACAAGGTGAAATGGTTACTGATGAATGAACTGGAAAGAAACATACACTAAAATCTTCCTTAAACAAGCAGATATAGCGATTAGTGAAGCAACATTGAAGCAGTACATGCCAGTATGGTGGCAAAATACTCGCGGAAAAAGCACTGGTGGTTTAAGGCTAACCGATGATGGCTTCGACTTTTTACTTGAAAAGTTGGATCTTCAGATGTATGAAATACCCTTTCCAAAAGATTTCACAATGACTACGCAAACGGTGATCTTCCTAGATCAATTCATCAACTGCCCGTATTATCTATCTCCAAGAAGCATATACGTAACGGACGAAAAGAAGTCAATGGAACTGCATCTTTTCTCAGGAGATCTGCGAAAATATGGACTGGTCAAAGCAATAGAACGACAAAAAAATTAACATTTTGGCAAAAAAGAGGTTGACTTTTATCTAAGTGATGCTATACTGTATGTATAGTTAGAAATAGGCACTGACTTAGAAAAAGGAGTACAAAAT